TCCCGACTGGGCATTTGCCGACTGTGCGTTATACGTCTGATCCACCGTCACCTGCGGGATATTCGGCAGCTGCGCCGCAGGTACTTTGCCGTCAATGAGGTCGGCTTTCCCGTCAAGCAATGCGTCTGTCTCTGCCTTGGTGTAGGCATCGGTTGTGCTACCCTGCTGTGCCGCATCCATCGCCATCATACGTGCGACCTGGTCTACTGCCATCATGCCCACTCCCTTTCGTTGTTCAGCACCTTGTAGGTGTGCGTGTCGGCGATCATGCACATACTGCCGACATCCCAGCCGTCAAGCGGTGCCGGGATATCATCTTCGGTGTCAACGATGATGATAGTTCTGTGCAGCGGTTCGCCGTTCTGATCGTACACGCTGCATTCCTGCCCGATTACTTTCCATGCCATAGTTTATACCTCCTTATGTTTGCATTGCTGCGATTTGCTTTTCCACCGCCGACGGTGCGCCGGAGCGTATGATGTTGCTCCATGCCCCCCGCTGTGTCAGATAGGCTGGCACATTGCCAAGGCGGATATCCAGTGCGATACCAGTCAGCACATCGGTTTTTTTGTAGATAATTCTTTGCTGTGTGGAGATGCCAAGCGCCTCATTGACGATGGTGCCAGTGTCCCCCACTTCGCGTCCGTCAAGCTGCCCCATAAAATCCCGGCTTTTGTCTTGTGCAAGCGGCGCATAGCTTGCGGTATACGTCACCGCAGGCTCTCTGCTGCTCTCCCAGTATGCCGTTTCGTCCTGCACCAGACGCTTGAGGTTGTCTGCCGCATCTGGATAGGCGTACTCGTAGGAAAATGCTGCCTTTTTTGGACGGACATAGGGTCCCCATGCCTGCTCTCCGATGGAGGTTGCGGCAAAATCGCCAAAATTATCACTGCAAAAGAGATGCGTAAATGCGCTTGTATAGTCGATTTCCTCCGTGACACCTACCATATCATAGCCGTATCGGATGTGGAAACTGTTTTGCAAGCTATTTTCCATCACACTCAGCAGCGAGAAATAGAAATTATCCACATAAAACTCCAGCCCCCATGTCTGCGCCACGCTCCCGCTGGAGCCGATCAGTGCATCCGCAATGGACGTATCCTGAAACGCCGTATCACGTCGGATACTTGCCGGACTGATCCGGTAGTTCCGGACAGTGTGATCCTCACGGTCATACCATGCATCCGATGCCAGATTGTAAAAATACGGCGCATCCAGTGAACCCGGCGTTCCTTGTGCGCCCATCTGCCGTGCAAAAATCTGCCCGACCGTGCTGGATGGGGAAAGATAGAGACGCAGATTTTCGAGCAGAGAATAGTTCAGATCGTAGAAAACGTGCCGCGCATATACAGTAATGGTCAGCTTGCCGTCCGTGTCCATTTGTTTGACTGTGCGATAGATGCGGAACGCCTGCGGCTTGCTTTCGCCGTGCCATGTCAGCGGTATGAGCAGAATGTTGTTCGGCGTGAGAGATTTCCAGTTTCCGGCACGGTCGATCGGATGCACCACAGTGATTTCGCCCGCCTGTCCGAATGTGAGTTCGTGGATGGCGCTGATTGGCTGAAGCGCACAGAAACCGTTCCTGGTGAAGGTGCGTGTCTCCGGCGCGTACACCATGATGGGCTGCGGACGAACAGTCGTAATATACGGCACTTTCCAGATTTTATCTTTGCCCCAGTAAATGGCGGAAAGCGGTTCCTCTCCAAGGTATATGTCCTGATAAAACAGCGGCGTTTTCGCCATGATGCATCACCTCACTTCATCAGAACTGTGCCGAGGTACTCCTGTATCACAGCACCATCCTGTACGATATATTTCGTATATGCCGATTTTTCGGTAATCGCATCGTATTCCGCCCGTGTCAACAGGCAGATTCCCTCCAGACTCGTCGTATACACAGCACCCGCTGTGCTTCGGACACACAGGAGATCGCCGTTTTCTGCGGTCAGCAAATCCTGTGAAAGTGTTTCGATGGGTTCAAGCTGTGCCACGCAGTAAAGGGTGTCATCATCCGTCATGATGGCATCGAGCAGATACCGGATGGTAAGCACCGTCTGTAAATCTCCGGCAGAAGAAGCGGTCGCGTCCCCGCTGTAAGGAACCGCATAGAGCCGGTGCGGGTCCTTGACTGCGAGTGCAGCATACTGTTCTGCGGTGACTTCCGTCAGCGGGATGCGATGGTTGATGGCAGCCATATCAGACCCACCGTTCGTTGCGTGTGACGGCAACACTGCCGACGGTTCCCGCCCACGAAATCTGATTCGGCACATCGCCGGGATGCAGCACCATGTTCCAGAATGCGCCGCTGGTGGTATCCAGAATGCTCTGCGGGACATCGTTGATTGTGCTGTAGATTGTCTGCGCACCAATGTCAATGGTAACAGTTCCGGGCGCATCAGTGACAGAAAGTGTTGTGCCGTTGACCGTGAGGGAAATGTCCCCGGCGCAGCCTGTCAGGTGATACACCGGCAGACTGTAAAGATTGCCAATGGTTTGCAGTTGCGCGGGAGATTCCGAAAGTGTGACAGCATCATTGGCAACACGATAGCGGAACGGCGCCAGTGTCAGCGGAATGCTGATCTTGTGGGCATCCCAGCCGATGCGTGCGGGTGCAATTTCGCCGACCTGTTTGATAGTCGTGCGGACTCCCGGCTGTGTTGACAGGATGAGCTGCGTCCCTGACCGGATCCAGTCGTATACGGCTTGTATCGTCGTGGAGCCGACAAGATAGGCTTCCAGCACAAGCGGGATATCATCATAGTCATCCGTCAGCGTCGTGATATCCTCTCCGGAGCCGGGAATGGTATAGGTGTTGGTACGCCGCTTGGCTGCCGGATACAGCGGCAGCTTGTCAAAACGCAGTCTGACCGTATCCGAAGATACGCCGTCAATCAGGATGGTGTTCATTTCTTCTCCTCCTTATCCTGTTCCTCCCGAAGCTGTGCAATCCATTGCCGCAGCTTTTTCGGGACGGGTAGCCCTAACGCCCCCACATTTTCGAGGATGGAAAGCCCCTCGTTTGCAAAATAGAAGCCGATGACCGCACTCCGGCAGACGGATTTTTCGCCGCCGAACACGAAGGCATCGAGCAGATGCCCCAGCGCAACAACCGCGAGGATGAGTGCTTTTTTCGCAAGTCCCTTGTAGCAAAGTTCGCTGCGCAGATTGTGCTGCGAACCGCCCACAATCAGACCCGTCACAAGGTCCAGCCCCATCACCACAAGCAGCGCCGTCATCAGCCCGTCCATGCCGCCCCAGAGCAGCGCACACACCGCGCAAATCTCGGCAGACAGCCACTTTAAGAATGTGTCCGTTCTCATGTTGTCACCTCCGTAAAACTGCCGCCCAGCCCGCCAAATTCAGCGGTAGAAACCCGGTCATACAGTGTCACAATGCTGTCCGCTTTTCGCTTGACAGGGATGAAATCCCGGATGGGAATTTCCACGCCATTTTCAATCTCAGAAATCTGCGCACTGTAAAATCTCGTGTACGATTTCTGGTAAGCAAGCCCCGCATCTGGCAAGCCGTTTTCCCAGAAGAAATACATCGAATTGATGCCGTTTGTGTTGATGCCGTCCGTTTGTGTGACAGTGACGGAAGTGCTGTCCGGATATGTCATGGTCACTGTCAGATTTTCGACAACGAGCGTTGAGCGTGTGCGGAAATTCATCGCACTGCAATCGGCATATTTCGAAATCTCCGCGCCGCGCCGGAATGCCGGAACGCCGCCGGGAAGCAGTGTCCGAATCCAAATGACCCAATAATCCTGCCCATACTGCATGTTGTAATTCGACCCGAACAGGCAGCTATCCAGCGCCGTGACATCGCTGCCGGAGATGTCCGGCACGCTGTCGATGGTCATGCGCGTGTTCGTTTTATGAATATAATGTGTGTCCACATAGAGATTTCCGGACGTTTCAACGGCTTCGAGAACAGAATAATTTTCGTCGAAATCATCAGAATAAAACCCGGTATACTGCGGATTCGCATCCGTGAAGAAGTCCCCGGAAATCTGCTCCAGCAGTCCGCAAGCGCCGTCATTGTTCCGCTTTGCCGGAACGAAATCCCGCACAAGTATGTCGTTTTCGTAAATTTTGAAGCCGTAAATTCTGCCGTCTGCATAACTGTCCGCTTGGCTTGGCGCGTTCTTCGAGAAAATGAAAATCGGATACGAGGTCGAAATGCTACCATCGCTCACAGCAATCGAGCCGATCACGGTTCCACTCATATCGTACACCGTCACGCCGTTCACATCTGCCACGATGCGGATTTTTTCGCTGTATGGTGTCAAAATCGGCTGCGTTAGCGTCTGGCTGCCGCATTTGAACGTGCTGGTCAGGTTCGTTCCGGAGTAGGCATTGCGCAGGTAAAAATCATCATACGTCCCGAACAGCGCCTGCGTGATGTATCCGCTTTGCGTGTAATTCGAAAACAGCATGAAAATGCCTTCAATGCGCGTGTTTTCGTTCGGAATGTACCTCGTGTTGATGGTCTGGCGGTTGCTGCTCTGAATGAAAGCAAGCGGCGCGTAAGGCTGCGCTTCTCCTCGCTCCCAGATCAGGGTACTGCCACGGTACAGGCGGCGAAGTTCCGTGCTGCCGTGGTACATTCTCGCATAGTCCAGCATTAAGACGCCACCTCCGGGATTGCATATAGCGTGTTCGCATCGGGAGGGTCGAGGGCATCGTAGGCGGTTTGGGTTAGTTCGAGGATGGGCATGGACGGCGTACCGATCATGGTATCCCCCAGATACTCCGCAACGGTGCCTGCATCCTCATCGCGGACAATGTACTTTGTTGCTGCGTCATGCGACTGCATGGCGATGTACTGCGATTTTGTCAGCATAACAATGCCGTTCAGACGGGTGTTGTAAAATCCCATCGTGTCATCCTCCTGTCTGTGCATTCTGGCGGAGCTGCAACTGCGCCAGTCCTGCCGAAATTTCCTCAATCATCCGGTCGGTCATGCGCATGGTGTCATAGTCGCTCGCAACGCTCCCGATCGTAACCGATAGGTTCAGCACCGGCTGCATAGGATTCGGCGCGGGTCGGGACGCTTCCGGCAATGGCGTGCGGCTGTATGGGATCTGCGCGCCAGCACTTTGCAGCTGCCGGAGATTTTGCGGCAAATCGGCAACCACATCCGGCAGTTCCGGCGTGACTGGCTGAAACGACAACGGAATCCCTTCCAGTGCTGTTCTGATGCCGCTGATTTCCGGCAGTTGCATTCTGATTTCCGGTACTTCCTGCATTTGCAGGGAACGTTCGATTTGCTCCGCAATCGGAGTGACATCTGGTGCAGGAATCACAATGCTGCCTTCCAGCTCCGGTATTGTCACCATTTGCAGCGAACGTTCGATTTGCTCCGCAATCGAATCGACATCCAGCGCCGGAACCGCAATGCTACTTTCCGGTTTCGGTACTTCCGGCATTTGCAGGGAACGTTCGATTTGTTCCTCAATTGGAGCGACATCCGGTGCAGAAATCACAATACTGCCTTCCAGCTCCGGTACTTCTGGCATTTGCAGGGAAACACTGCCTGTTATTTCCGGGGCAGAAACGCCTTCGAGCGACTGCTCCAGCGCCTGTGCTGCAAGCCCCGCATTGTCGCGGATGCCTTTTGCAAACAACTGCATCATATCCGGCGCAAACGTGTGGAACTGCGCCAGCTTGCCCTTCTCCGGCTCACTGAAATGCAGATACTCCCAGACGGTTGTGGCGATATCCGAAGCAGCATCTATCACGCTTTGGATATTCTCACGGATGCCGCCGACAAAGTTTGAAATCAGATCGGAGCCCCAGTTCCACGCACCGCTTAGCACAGACCGGATGCCGGCTGCCACATTGTCGAAAATACCGATACCCATTGTCTGGATTTCGCCGTATCGCTCCATGAACGCACCCGCTATGCGGTCTATGATCGTCGGAATCAGATCAGTAAATTTCTTGTATATCTCCTCGCCGCGTGCGATCATTTGCGTGAACAGTGTCAGACCATACTCCTGCATCTGGGGGTACAACGCGGTGAAACTCTGCCCGATGGCTGCCACAAGCAGCGGAATCGCTGTGATAACCTGCGCAATAATTTCTGGTAGTGCGTCAAGCAATGCCGTCATCAGGTCAAATCCGGCTGCTGTGATCTGCGGAACATTTTCCATCAATGCCATCTCAATTGCTGTGATGATTTGGGGCAGGACAGAAACAATCTGCGAAATGATTTCCGGCAGCGCGTCCGTCAGCGCCGTCAGCAGCGTGATGCCTGCCCGGATAATTTCCGGTATTGCACCAAGTAAGCCGATAACAAGGCTGTCCACAATCTGCGGCAGTGCGCCAAGCAGCGCCGGTATCGCACCAAGAAGTCCGTCAGCAAGCCCCAGTATCAGAGCAAGGGCGGCATCTGTAATCTCCGGCACGCTGTCTGCTACGCCCTGTGCAATCGCGGCAACTGCTGTCACCGCTGCCGGAAGCAGCTCCGGCAGTGCATCTGCCACGCCGTCTGCAAGTGTTGTCACGAGCGCAATGCCGGTTTGCAGGACACTGGGAAGCAGGCGGAGAATGCCGTCTGCCAGATTTTGCACAACGGGCACGGCGGATTCTGTGAGTTCCGGCAATGCACGCACGATGCCATCTGCCAGCTTCAGGAGAAGCGCAGAGCCGGATTCCATGATCCTTGGTGCTGCCGTCTGCAAGGCAGTCCCGATGCCGGTGGCAATGGATTCGGCTGCCGGCTGCAAGTCATCCAGAACGCCGAGTGCATCATCGACCAGACCCGAAGCAGCATTTGCCAGTGCATCCCCGCCGCCTTCCACGCCGTTTACGATGTCCGAAATCGCCGGAAGAATCCCGTTCGTCACATCGTCAACCACGGTTTTGAGCGAGCCGGAGAACAGGTCGTACAGTTGCATCTGGAGTCCCTCAAAAGCGCTGCCGAGAATGGTCAGGCTGCCTTCGAGGTTGTCCAGCATGGTGGCTGCCTGTGCTGCTGCCGAGCCGTCCATGGCACCGGAAACGGATGCGACAGCCGCCTCTGCATCCGACATCGCCAGATCATATTCCGATGCAATAAACTCTGCCGTTTCCGCAGCAGTAAGCTTCTGCTCCTGCAAATTATAGAGAATCTGCTCTGTCAGGCTATCAATGCCGCCATTCTGCATCCATGCCGTATCTGCATACTGCTCCCACGCAATGCCGGATGCCGCAAGCTGATCGCGGATGTGTTCGAGTGTCGGCGATGCGGTACGGAGGGCATCTGCCCACTCGTTCACTTTGGCATTGGATGTGACGGTCATTTTATTGAAGGCATTCAGACCATTTGTGGTAAAGATGGTATTTTTATATGCGTTTGCCTGCTCCTCCGTCATTGTGGCAAGGGCTTGGTTCAGGTCGTCGATGACGGCGTTGAAGTCTCTGGTACTGCCATCATCAAGGTTGTACGCAGAAACACCAAGCGCATCAAGGGCGGCTTTGGCTTCGGCAGTTGGTGTGTAGAGGTCTGCCATGGCACGATTGAGGGACGTGGCGGCTTCGCTGCCTGTTGACCCCTGCTCTGCCATACGCAGGAGGGAGAGAGTCAGGCTGTCCGCGTTCTGCCCGTAAGCAGCCGCAGTTGCCGCGCCGCCGCTGAGGGCTTCGCCCAGTGCCTGCACGTCGGTGTTGGCGAGTGTAGCGCCCTTTGCCATAAGATCGACGTAGTTTGTCGCCGTCATGGTTTCGTCAGCAAACCCCTTGACCGCACCGGAGACATATCCGGCGGCATCCGCCAGAGACAAGCCGCCCGCTGCCGCCAGATTCAGCACATCGCCGATCATGGAAGTAGCTTCTTCTGCCGAATAGCCGGACATGGCAAGGATATTCAGCCCCTCGGCAGCCTGCGTTGCGGTGAACGCGGTCTGCGCACCCATTTCGAGCGCCTTCTCGCGGAGCATGTCCATATTTTCCTGCGCTGCAAGGCTGGCAGCATCCGTGCCGTGCAGTTGTGCGGTTGTATAGCCAAGTGTGGCGGCAATCTGTGACATGCCGGTATCGAACTGCTTTCCGGTTTCGATTGCGCCCTCTGCCAGAGCGCCGATGGCATCGGCAGCCTTTTCCAGTACATCCAGTGCGAGATTGCCGATAAATGTCCCGACTGCCACCGCTGCCGTGCCAAGGTGTTCCCCTGCGCTGGCGGCACGGTTGCCGATGCTGCCGATTTTATCAGCCGCATCATCAAAATCAGCAGAGGCATCCTCAGTTCTGGCATCGAGGGAGGCAAGCTGCGTTTCGTTCCTGTTCAGTTCCGCCGTCAGGCTGCCGATTTGGTCATCCAGTTCCTTGACGGACTGAGATTCTGCGCCCTGTGTCAGGATGGCATTTTTCCGCGCATCGCTCAGGCGGGCAAGTTCGCTTTTCTGGTCGGAAATACTTTTTCGGAGCTGTTCAAGAGGCGTGAGAACTTTTGACTCGCCGGCAGCAAGCCCGTCAGCGGCGGATTTGGCTGCCGCGAGACTGGATTCGTTCGCTTTCAGGGTCTTATCCAAACTCTGATAGGCAGCAGCAAGCGTCTGCGCGGCATCCGAATCTTCTCCCTCTGCCAGCACCGCATTCTGATAAGCAGTTCTGAGTTCTGCCAGTTCGCCTTTCTGGTCAGCGATGGTCTGGGTCAGGGTTTCGAGAGGAGTGCGTGCTTGCTCATTCGTGCCGGATGCGGCTTCCTGTGCCGCTTGCAGATCGCGCAGGCGCTTTTCGGTGTTCAGAAGTTCCTTCTGGTAGGCGATGTATGCGGCATCGTCAATGCTTCCGTTCGCCAGTGCCCGATTGACATCTTCCTGCACAGCGCGGAGTTGTTCCAGTTTTTTCGTGGTCACGGCGATGCTGTCGCCAAGCAGTTTTTGCTGTTCTTTTTCGATGTCTGCGTTTCCGGGGTCGAGTTTCAGCAGCGCGTTCACGGATTTCAGTTGATTGGACAGACGGATGGATTCGGCGGAAATTGCCTCCAGCCCTTTTGTAACGCCGCTGGTATCCGCACCAATCGCAACAGTCAGACCCTTGATTTTATTCGCCATCTTGCTGTATCATCTCCTCCCAGCGGCGCAGGCTTTGCTTGTAGCTTTCATATTTCTGTGCGCGGATCTGTCCCGCCGCGTACATGGCATCCACCTGCGGTTCCATGCGTTTGAGTGTTTCGTACTGTTCCTGCGGGTCGTGTACGGTTTCACCGGACTGCTGCCGCCGGAACCTGCTCCATGCATACATGTAGTTGTACGCCATGCCGACGGTGAAATCTTCCCATGCGGAGACCGGAAGCCCGATCTCTGTGAGACGGGCAGCAAATTCCTCTGTTGTCAGGAATCTGCCGCCCTTGCCTCCGCCTCCGCCTATGCGTTTTTTGCATCAAGTTTCAGCGACGCATTCACCAGCCGGAGCAGCTCCGAGAGGATTTCCATGATGGGAAATTCCTCGAATCCATCGAGCCATTGCTCCATCGGCGGGATGGTATCGTCTGCCGTTTTTGCCATTGCCCATGCAATCGCGCACAGCACCCCGGTATCCAGCACCTCCAGATTCACTTCCGGCTTGCCGTCAGGACGCAGCAGCAGCTTGCCGTCCTCTCCGCGCCGCAGCAGTCCGGAAAACTTGCCGATATCTGCCAGATACTCCCTGCCGGTCTGCGCCTTGTAGATCAGCAAGGTTTTCATTGTGGCGCGGAAGCGGATATCCTGTCCGCCAATTGTCAGAATCTTTTCCATGTTGTGTATCTCCTATCAGGTTTCCGGTGTGAAGGTGTAGGTTCTGGTGCTTTCGCTGCCGGCAATCGAGGTGCTGATCGTCACTGTAATCGCACCGCTCGCCACGGTGATAGCATCGCCGATGCTGATGGTATCGTCGTTTTGCTTGATCGTGACAAAACCGTTGGGTGCAATGGGAACTGCCTCGGTGACAGCGACCGTAGCGCCGGATGCGGCAAAGGTGTAAGTATCTACATCGCTGCGGAATGCCGGTGTCAGTGTCGCACCGGACAGAGAGAACGATGCCAGCGCACTGCCGGACGGCAGGGGCAGTTCGTTGAATGTGGTTTTCTGGGGCAGGCGTGCATATACGATCTTGGATGTACCGATGGGGCGTGCCTGTACAGACACATCGAAAAACTGCGGGTCAAATCCAGAATCGTCCGAGGTCTTGCCGGAGAAATTCGGTCTGGTCGGGACGATACAGTTATACCAGATATGTGTCATACCGATGCCGTCAGTCGTGTCCTCGATGATGATGAGCGCAAAGCGCGGGCGTTCGAGGTTGTTCGCAAATTCGGCAACAACGCCGTTTTCGTCCACCTCATTGCCGAGCCAGCAGACATCAATGTCATCAATCACCGAAACCAGTGTCAGGTCGATATCATAGCCGTGATTTTCGTCGCTGGTATAGATGCTCATGCCGTCAGCATACACTTCGGTTGTCTCGCCGTTGGCGTTGGATGTATACTCTCTGCCGCCGGCTTCGTTGTGAACAAACCATGTCACCTTGCCAAATCGGATGGCACCGGACTCCTCATAGTAGCTCAACGGCGCATAGCCGACACGGGCGATTGTCTTTTTCAGCTTGGCTCTCTTTGCCATTTGTAATCCTCCTTTTTGGATTAAGAAAAAATAGTCGTCTGGTAGGTAACTTCGTAGATACGCTGCTCGATGTTCTGCGTGTAATCTGCTGTGAACGGATAGCCGTTCGCCGCCAGCAGTTCCTCCAGATCACATTCAAGTGCGTAGCTGCGAATGCCCTTGGTGATGAGATGCAGTTCGACAGCGGCATTCACACAGATCGGAACGCCGTCTGCCATGACCGGGTGGTTCTCTGTGACGAAGAACGCCAGATAGGGGCATTCCGTCAGTTCCAGAAATTCGCCGTTGCTGATGGGAATTTCCAGTTCTTCGAGCAGTTCTGCGAAGGATTGCAGATCGGGTTCCATCGTCATTTTTGCAGCACCTCCTCAATACGACGGAGCAGTTCCTCGTCAGCCCATGCCTGTACCGGCGCAAAATGCGGTTTGCCGGTTACGAACGACTTTTTGCCATAGATTCCGGATTTCAGGCGTGTTCTGTGTCCGTTTTCGAGCAGATGTGTCAGGCGGTAATGCGGTGCTTTTGCGTATGCGATACATCCGGCTTTCCCGTTTCCTTTTGACAATTCCATTGTGAGGGAGCGCCGGTATTTCCCGCCGCCTTTGCCTTTCTTGCGCGGTGCATCGGCTTTCAGCATGGCAAGCGCCTGCTGACCGACATCCGCAACCGTCCGGTCAATTTCTGCCGTCACTTCCGCCGTGTACTGCTGCATCTGTGCCACAAGCGTTCTGCCGGGGTCATTCGGCATGGATTTCACCCACTCTCGTTCCAAGATACAGTTCGATGCGTTCCCCATTTCGGAATGTCCGGTAAATCGCGTAGCGTTTCCCGTGGAAAACGGCAGTTTTCTGCCCGGTATACTCCAGAAAAAACAACTCCACCTGATATGCCGCTTCATAGCCTGCCTGCTGTGCGCTGCTCCACTCTGTGCGGGTGATGCTGCCGAGTCTGCACAGCAGTTCATCCGTCTGCACTTCCCGCTTGTAGGACTGCCTTGTGGCATCCTTCACGGTTTCCTCGGTCACGAGAATGATGGTATCCTCCATCTTCATTCACCTGCCTTCTCGGAAAAAATCCGGTTGTTGAGCGCCCATCGCAGCCATCGCGGAAGCCCCGCAGAAGTCTCCTCTTTCTGGCGGTGCAGGAATGCCGCATATCCAATGATAAGCTGTGCATCCTCCGCGTTCGTTTCCGGGGAGAGCGTCGCCACGCCCTCCCGGATGATGAACTGTTTCGCGCTGTCAAGCAGCCCGGACAGGTAGTCGTCGTATGCTGTATTCGACGGTGAGATCATGAGCCGGATTTTGAGCATTACAAGCATGGTTGCAGCCGTCATACAGGATACCTCCGTACATTAAGATGCCGTCACAGCGATGGTGTATACGGATACGGCGGACGGGTCGGAATTGTTGGTTACGGTCACAGCCACGGTGTTGGCACCTGCTGCCCAAGTGACTTCGCTGCCGTTTTTCACGGACGTGCCGTTTACCGTGATGGTAATGCCGTCCTGCTTGTCAACTGCGGTGGCGCTGATCTTAGCCTTGCCGCCTGTCGCTGCGGTCGCCGTATAGATGTAGGTGGACGCATCAAATGCCGGGGTCAGGCTCAGTGTCCCGATGGTCAGTGCAGAGAGCTGCGGGTCGGCATTTGCTACATCCGGCGCAAATGTCATCGCGGCGGAAGGTGTCACACCGTTCAGACCGATAACAACGAACGCCTCCGGAATGGACGGCTTACCGTCATATCTTGCTGTACCCTTGAATACGGTCTGATCGGCAAGGAAGAAGGCGTGCTCGGATGTACCGAACTGTGCGGAACGGCGCTCACCGAGCGTATACAGATCGAGATAGCCGCCAACCACGATGTTATTCGGGATGAAGTCGAGGATGATGCAGTCGCCGCCGACAACCGGCATTGTGCCGTTGACACCGGAAACGATCGCACCGGCAGCGGTAACGGTCACAGCGTTTGCGATCAGCATGGTGTAGGTCGTCTCATTCATGCACCAGATCTTTCCACCGCGGGAATATTTGGACTTGGCATAGCCTGAGTCAATGGTCAGCTCCGAGATCAGCGCCGCGCCGGTCACGCCTGCGGCAATGGTGCGGACGTTGGACGTGTGCAGATCGACCCACGGGCGTGCAGTCGGGGACTGGTCAGAAGGCGCAGAGGTCTGCACAAGACGGGTAACAATACCCAGCGGCATTTTCGTGCCTGTACCGTACAGAATTGCCTTGTCCAGTGCGATGCCGATGGACTGTGCCAGCGCGAGCATGATCTCGGACACAAGGTCAATCTCGGAGTCCTCAAGGGTGGCATTGCAGACTGCCATATAGCCGCCGACCTTGTAGTTGTCCATCTCCACGGAGTTGAACGCCAGATCAAGCTCGTTCAGGTTGGCACAGGCTTCCGTCCAGATAGCCTCCGGAACCGTGCCGGCAACGACCTGTCTGCCGTTTCCGGACAGCGGGACAACATTGACGCGGGCATACAGCTTGGAATAATCCATGATGTTTTCGCGCAGGATGCCCATAAATACATCCGGAATCAGGATTCCCGCGCCAGACAGCGCACGCTTCTCGATCATGCAGGTTCTGGCAGCCGCCACAAGCGCTCTGACATCCTCGCGCTGCATATACGGCGCAATGGCGGAACGGATGCGCATCAGTGCAGCCTTACTGTTTTTGGTTCTGGTTTCCATGTGTGTGATCTCCTTTCTGGATTCTGTTGCAGCAGCAGGCGGGTCCGGAGTTGTCGGTGCCGGCTGTACAGGTGCCTTCTGCGCCGCTTCGATCTGCTCCAGCTCGCTGCGCATCGTCTCGATCTCGGATTCGAGCGTGGCGACTTTCTCATCATGCGCCCGCTTTTCGCTGTCAAACGCTTCTACAGACTCCTCGACTGCCGTGCGCTCTTCGTCCGTAGACTCTGCGGTAATTTCACCGATCGCAGTTTCCAGTTCTGCCTCGCGCTTGGCGAAATCGTCTGTCAGCGCACGGAGCGCGTCCAGCGCCTTCTGCTTGTCGTCAATTTTCTTCCTGAGCATCAGTGCTTTCAGTGCCATTGCTCATCTCTCCTTTCAGCTTTGCGGAAACACGCTGCTTCCACGCTTCATGCTTCTTGCGTCTGATCTCTCCAAGGTCGTGCTTGCGTGCGGAGATCGCCGTCTCTGCATACGCCGGGAAGGTGCAGCACGACACCTCATAGAGCTTGATCTCGGTGATCGTCCAGTGAATCGTTCCGTCCTCGCGGTAGTCCGTTTCCTCGGATATGATATTAAACCCGATGCTGCACTGCGACACATCGCCGCGCTGTACCCTCGCATAGAGGTTCATCGCGTCCGTGTCCTCCGGGTTGACAACGATGCGTCCCCAGAGACCACGTTCATCCTGTCGCAGCTCCAGCGTTCTGACTTTTGTACGTCCAAGCACAAGGTCTGTATTGTGGTTCACAAGCGCCCGGATATCATCTGCAAGTGTGTTTGTAAACGCCCCCGGTGCAATGCTTTCGCTCATGCCCCAGCCCATGTCATAGTTGGAATTGAACACGGCGAAATAGCCCTCGATCACCTTATCACCGTTTTCCTCGGCTCTCGCCTTGAAGTCGGCTTTGTACTCTCTGACCTGCCACGACAGGTCACGCTTGATCTTTTCCATGTTTCGGCTCCTCCTTTCTGCGGATGGGGCAGTTTTTTGCACCGTCCGTCAGTTTCATAATGCCGTCCATGCGGCAGAATTTCTGGTTCCCGCACAGGGCATTCAATTTCCCGCACCAGATGCGCCCGTCAACATACCTCGCGTTCGGGCAGGTCAGTGTATAGCGTCTCACGCGCCGTCTGCACCTCCGTCCTGCACAAGCTTTAGTTGATCGCCGGACTTGTCGATCGGGATGTAGTTTTCCAGCACTTTGTATTCGCTCAGTCCCTCAACAGGTTCCAAACCCAGACGGTCGCGCCACTCGTTGCCGTTGATAAAGCCACGGTCTGCACCGGCAAGCAGGACACTGGAAATTTCCTGCGCACTCCAGTCCATCAGGCTCCACCAGTTGAATCGCAGATACCACCCCGGCGAAATGATAAGCTTCCGGGTCAGCTCCTGCTGCATGGAGATCACGATCGGGCGGATGGTGGACTGCACGAAGTTGTTCCATTCCGCCTTGCTGTAGGTGCCGACCCCCAGCAGGAAAGCCGGAACGCCCATGATGCTGGCAACCGTCTTTTTGGAGAGCTGCATCGTGGCATCAATGGCAAGGTCGGAGAGGGTCAGGGGCTTGACCTGCTCCACATCGAACTGTTCTGCCGGAATCATCCACGGTTCTCCGGCTTTTCCGGATTTCACATAGCTGTCAAGCAGTTTCTGCCGCCCCTCCGGGCTTGCAAATTCCTCCGTCATAGCGTCAACCTTGACGATGATGGACGGCTTGTATTCGCTGGACATAAACGCATTCGTGGTCGCCCTGCCCTGCTTCAAACCGTTTGCAATGTCGCGGAGCGAAACGCGCAGCCCCATGCCCTTCCACGGGTAATATTTATCCGGCAGATACCGGAAATGAAGCACCTCAGACGGGTCAAACACCTTGCCGTTTACGCGCACCGTGTAGCCGTATCCGACCGGGTTCGCCGTGTAGGTCACGTTACCAGCAGGGATGGGCTCCAGACTGCCGAGATAGCCGTCTGATGTTCGTGGCAACACGATTGCGTTACCATCGCCATACACCAGCATGGTCATCACGACAAACTGCATCAGCTCCGCACGGTTCATATAGGCGTTTGGTTCAATGTCGATTCGTCTTGACAGTTCGTTTGTGATGCGGATGTCGCCGTCCTCCGTGTTCTGCATCAGGTGAATGGTGATGCTCCCGATGATCTGTGCGATCTTCCATGCGGCGGTCATGATTTCAGGGCATCGGTCAAGGGATGTGTACCCCGGCACGCAGAGCATATCATGCGCCACATCCGTCAGCAGAAAGGCAATGCCGCCTGCTGTGCGTTTCTGCTGCGGGGTGTCGCGGGTTTTGGTTCTTGCTTTGATATGTGGCATAACTCATATCCTTTCCAACAGTGCGTAGATTGCTCCATATGCGCCGTTTGCTTTTTACCCTGTAGTTTTACGGATGCACTTCGAAAAACGCCGTACAAGCGATTCTGCAAGCTCTCAGTGCAGTTCCACCGAGAACACATTGTCGAAGTTATAGATCCCGACCCATGCGCCGTGGTTCTTGACTGCGACAGACTTGCCATCATAGCTGTAGTCGTCCCACTCGTGCGCTTTATAGGTGACAGTCTCACCTGATTTGAATGTGATCTCGATTACCTCATATTCTCGCTCCATTTTTATCCTCCGAACCACTGCTTTGCCTTCGTGCTTCGTGCCTTGCGGTCTTCCATCGCTTCCGCGTACCGGACGGCGGCAAACACACTTGCATCAAACAGGTCAATGCGCTTCGTCTTTTCGATTTTTTCATACTGCACCATGTCGTCCGTTTTCTCAATCGCAGCGACATTTTCTACGCAATATTCATACGCTTCCGAATGCAGATAGTACAGCTTGCCGTCAAGGGCAGCCTTCTCAATGATCCGGAAGCCTTCGGACTTCTTGATATAAAGCTGTGGCTGATCCACGACTTTGAATTTTGCTGCTTTCATCTGGATGTAGTATTTCCGGGCGAATTTCCGGTCGTGTCCGACCTCTGTGATTTTGAAGCCCTTTGCCCGCATCGCATCGTACCACGCCACCACATCCGATTCGTTGACCGTCGGCGTGTTGCACATCGTCAGCCAGCCGTCCTCCTGCCAGCCGAACAGCGGGATGCTGTCCTGATCGGCTTTGACTGCCGCCTGCGTGACCGGGAAGAAACCGTGCGTGATGATGATGTAGCAATCTGCCTTTGCGTAGTAGCCGAACAGCGCTGCCGCCGTCAGGTCATACATGCGAGAGAGGTCAGAGCCACCGAACCACTCGATGCCAAGTTTTGCAAGTGCTTCGAGTGTCCAGTTGTACTGCCGGTCAGAGGCGCGGAATTTGTCCAGATCGAACCATGCCCGCATCGCGCTGGTGTAGATGTTCAGGCGGCGGGACAGGAAATCTTTCCGCTTCTGCGGGTCGTTCATCGCCTGCCGTGCATCGTTTAGGATGCTTTCCGGACGGATGGTCACGCCGTAAGACAGATTCGCCTTCTGGTGCTGGATGGGGTCAAGGTAATCCACATCGCCATTTTCATCCTGATCGGCGCGGGCAACGAGCGAGAAAAACGCATCGTCCTTCACCGTGCCGTTTGCGACGCTCACAGCATACTGCATGTGCCGGTAGCCGAAGCTGTTGATGTTGTCCCCGGCGGTCGTGATGCCGATCATGAGCTTGTTGGTATAGGCTTCCTGCGCTTCTTTGAACCGCATATACTGACCGGTTTTCTTGTAGGCGGCAACCTCGTCGGCAATGGCGAAATTGCAGTTGAACGAATCCTGTGCATCCGGATTCGACGGCAGCGCTTCGATGTAAAAACTCGACCCGTCCGCAAACTCATAGCTGATCGAATGCCCGAAGGAATTGTCCCTGACGGCAAACACCTGATCGAGTCCGGACTGGTGCATGTTATACTTCAAAAACCGGAACGATTCCATCGCCTGCTTGAGCGCCGCAGCGACGATGTAGCACTTCGAGCCGGATTTGCGCTGCAAAAGTGACACCGCCCATGCAAGTCCTGCAATAAATGTGGTCTTTGAATTTTTCCGCCCGACCATGATAAACGCTTCCTTGTACTTGCGCTCCTGCGTTCCCTTATAGTAAAATCCCAACAGATTGAAAATCGTGAAGATCATCCAGTCGAGCAGTTCCACCGGCTTCCCCGCCAGCGGTGTGCCGTCCAGACGTTCGCCCTGATGAAAAACCAGTGTGTGCTGGATGATATGCACCACAAGATTGGGGTCGGCTGTCCGCAGTTCCAGATCGTCCCGCGCAAGGTCATCCAGATAGCGCTGACAGGCGCAGACAACTTCCTTTCCGACAATGCGTCTGCCTGAGATGCAGTCGCGTGCGAACGCATCGGCGAAAGGCTTGTAATCAGTCACTGCCGCCCAGCACGTCCATGAGCCGGTCAACGGCTGTCTCCTGCTTGGGCTTCACCGCCTGTTCGCTGATGGCTTTCAGCCCTTTTGGTGTCAGACCGAGGTCACGCCAGTAGGTCAGCGCCTGCGCGTTGAGTTCCGTCCACAAAACGAATAGCGGATTTTTGCATGTGTTGACAGCGCCCCGGTCGGATGTCTTGGTGATGATATACTGCCCACCCTCCTCGATGAACTGCGCATAGACCGCGTCACGGTTTGCGAGGATTTCCGCTGTGGAGTTGATCGCCGGTTCAAAGACCGGCTGGTATGTCCCGGCTTCATTTGTCAGCTTTTTGATTTTGTTCCTCCATTGCTTTTCGGTCATGGTCTACGCTCCTTTCGGGGGATTTCCGGCGATTTTCAGCCTCGTGTATATAAAACGCCCCCTTACCCGTTTCCCAAACGGCTTTTTTGCGCCGGTGCAAGAGGGGGGGAGGGGTGCAAAAAGAGGGCAGCAGGCAATTATGCCCGCAGCCCTCTGACTGTCCCATCATCCGCTGATGATGTCACTGTATTTGATTTTTGGTTTTGTCGTCCGGAATCCGGATGACGATCTTCCGCCGTGTTTCCAGTACAACGATCTGCCCAGATTCGATCTTGACCTCTGCTGTGCCGTGCTTCAGCGCTTGCAGGATGGCATCACACAGCGCATCTTTGTCCACCTGCATACGATCACCCCTTGTACTGTGCCGGTATTTCTTTGCCGAATTTCCGGCACGTCCTGCGCAGAAGCTCCGCACCCTTCGTCGATAGTTTTCCGCTGGTGCGGTCGTGCATCTCGTCATGTACCGCCGCCGACAGCGAGATCAGATTCCAGTCCGCAAGCTGGTATTCCGGGAATTCGTCGCGCGGGAAGATGTGATGCACGGTATCCGCCGGAACCGTCTTGCCGTAGCGTCTGGATATCTGGCAGAGATAGCCGTCACGCCGGAGGATTCGTTCCCGCTTGTGCCGCCAGCGCTCTGATTTGTAGAACTTCATGTGCTTCCTTTCATCCACGTTCCTTTTCACGAGGAGTGACATGCGGACACGAACCGTCCGGACGACTGCCCGGACGGAAAGCCTCGTCTGCACATTGCCCGCGCTTTGTTTTCAGTATACAGAATCCAAGCGCAAAAGTCAAGTATTTGCACCTACATTGGTGCAATTGCCGGTTATCAGGTAGTCGCAGGATACGCCGAAACGTTCTGCAATGTGCTGCACATCGTGCGCATAGGGGACAGCCTTGTCCTTTTCCCAGCGGTAGACGGTATTCCGGGCGACATAAACAGCCCTTGCAAACTCTCTCTGGGACATTCCGGATGCTATCCGGATTTTGCGTATACGGTCGCCGATTGTTTCTGGCATTCCTATCAACCCTTTCCGATTAGAGTCATCATGTCAATGCACCAAATTCTGGGAATCGTTCAAGCAGTTTTGCATATCCTTCCGGGTTTGTGGTTTTGATCCATAACAGTGTGTTTTGACGGACAGCGTCGCCGGTAAGCCGTGCAGTTGTGCGACTGTCGAACCCAAATGCTTGATACCATTGAAGCACAGGTATTTTGTACATCGTGATATATGCACCGACATCATCGGTTGTCCAGTCTGCAATAGGGCACATTCGGAAATAGTCGCGGTTTTTGTACTGATACATGTACATCGGCAGTCCATCTGTCTTGCATGAGTTGAGTGAGATCTGCCGCCCCCTGCTCTCTTGCTTTCGCAGCCCCATGAAGACACCAGTATATGCCGTGTTGTCTATGGTCTGGATGTCCCGGCGTCCAGCCTTGCGTTGCTCATCGAAGCTCGCGTTGCTCCACTCTTCCGAGAACACGCGGTCAAAGTTAATTTCCTCGATCTTTGCATCGTGGATATTCCTGAACCATTCCATAATATCATCTACATTGTGGATGATGCGTGTCTCCCCTGACGATACAAACCGTAGAGGAACATCATGACGGATGCGCAGAACCATGTCAGCGACAACTGTGCTGTCCTTCCCGCATGAGAACGCGACATAAGGCGTGGAACAGATCTCCAGCATCTCCCGGACGCGCTCTTGCGTCCGGGATAATTTTTTCTGAAATGTCGGAAGTTTGGCATAGAGCCTGCATTTTTCACTATCGACTGATTGGAACATAGCACACCCTCGCGTTACATTGCTTCCAATATGGCGGTTTGCATCCATATCTGAACAATGGATATTTTTTGCATTCTTCCGTCCCTTCTTCGACCGGAACCGGTCGCATCAGACCGTGATCCGGATGCCAGAGAGAATAATCGTCATCTGCCGGTGCGATTGCAAACCGGTCAATCACGCCGAATCCCATGGAAGGTTTTTTCCCTACAGCAGGCATGTGATTCAGAAGATCAGCGATTCCGTCCGCGTGCCCCATACACCAGAACTCCATTTTACCGTCTTTGATTGTTCGCGTGATGATAGGGTTCCTGTATGCTCTGTACAGCCCTGCTGAATCGCTGATGATTCCCTTATCCTGTTCAAGCCTGTGCAGCTTATCCGCTGCAAAAAAATCCGGGCGCTTATTATAATATTCTGCTTGCTGAGACAGTTCTTGATAGATTCCACGACTGGCAGCCCATCGGTTCCCGTGGAGCTGCTTGATCGGAAGACCAATATTCCCATCGTATGTATCATCTCCCTCACCACGCAGAACATGCGGAGCATGTTTCCAGAACCATGCGTGGTACAGGATTGCGTCAAGCATTATGATTCCATCTGTCGATACAAATCTGCCATCGTGCAGCCAGAGCATAACCCGGAGCGGTACAGTTTTATGCTTTGCCACTCTTTCCACCCTCTTTCAGCAAATAGAGCCATTCAGATGGCGTATCGTCATCTAAGTGCTTTGCGTACATCGCAATTGTTTCTTTCGCTTTGTCGGACATCGAGATAGTCCCAGAGCTGTCAACAGAAATCATGATTTCATCAGACGTCACACAGGCGGAGAAAGTTCCAAACCCCTTGGCACGCATTCCGCCGAGTGTCGGGAGTTTGAACCACTCTGCAACGCCTGTCAGGAATGCCGCTTCCTCCAGCTCTGTACTGCCATCCAGAAGCGTAAGGCGCTGCACAAGTTCCGTACCGGCAGAGAGGTACTGCACGGAAAAGCGCATCTGTGTGGATGCCTTTGCCTTCTTCTCCTCCTCCACATCGGTTATTCTGTCGATGTTAGTATCATCCTTACTGTCGTCCATTCTGGTAAATTCAATATCATCGATCAGATTATGCCATGACAGCTCGGAGCTGATCCCAGTGATCTGCTCACTTTCCCGGCAAACCGGATAAACAAAGCCGGAAACAAGCTGCCCGGACATAATCATTGTTCCGAGTCCACCGCCAAGGAGGGAGATCATCGGGAAATGCTGGCGGACTAACTTCGCCCTCTGCACATCGTTTTTTGTGCTACCTGAAATGTTACCTCCGGAATAGAGGACGTTGAAAGTCTCCTTGTCAACCGGATGACCGATAGTGTCAAGGAGATTGTCTGCGAGCTTATCGCGCAGAATGCCACGGACACTGTTGCCAGTGATGACCGGCAGACGACCGGCTGCCGTGTTGATGGTCTGGAAATAACTTCCGGTGCTCGCCGTTTCTCCGATGTGGGATACGGGCGCGGTCAGAGTGTAGTGGATGTCAAAGTGTCTCATCATCATTTACCTCCCCATTCATTTTCTCACGCTGGATTCGCTCACGCACCAGCATGACGATGATCGGATACTCTCTCTCGATGGTATCACGGATGCTGTCATCCTCAAAAATGTCCAGCTTGTAATCACGCACGCTGTCCGACTGGATCACAGATCCGTCCGGCATTTTGACAAGTCCATCACTTCCAGTAAGATAATACGGCTTGATGCTCGGAATTTTTGCCATCTCCTTGAAGCGTGTTACAAACTCTGCGGTGTTGCTGGATTTCAGGCAACCGGCTTTGCAAAAGCTCTCTGCGCGGGTCCACGTTTCCAGTCCGTTAAGCGGTGACCCAGCGTCACGGCTTTTGAACAGTGCATAAATCAGGAGCGCTGCGCGAGCGCGTCTTGCATCTGAAGTATCGAAGTTATACAGCATTTTGCTTCCTCCTCGCTGATTTCACGTTTTTGCCCCAAAAATAAGGGGAGTTGGATTTCACGGCTTGTTTGGATTTCACGGCGAAGATATTCGGCTGCATGAGGCCCGAATCCAAGCCGAAGAATTTGATAGGGGATGCTTCCTTCGGCAAGCGTCGTTTTTGATGCGCCGATCGTCATCATGCATTCGACAAAATCAAACAACTCCGTCTGGCGTTCATGCGTTGTGAAAATCGTCTCATTTTCAAGCTGAACTGCAAACATCTCGTCACTTAAATTTTCTGGGCATCTGTAAAACAGGTGCTTTTTCCCCGATTTTGTGACGATCAGTTTAAACGGAGGCTTGTGCTTGCGAAGAATCACGTCCCTCGCTTCCCGGACATTAAAAACCTGTATTTCCACATCCTCCACAATGTAGCTGTAAAAATACAGGCTGAACAGGTGACTGCATTCCTCACAAATCCAGTCCCCGACATTGGCATAGTCGGTAAATTTTCCGGAAACTACATCCTTCGTCCTGCATCCAGATTTCTGTGATTTGCCACATATTCTGCATGTAAAATCATTCATCCTGACCGGGAATTCTTTGATCTGGATGATTTTCAGGATGTTGTTCCCCTTCCCGTCCCTTGTATTGTATTTTAATTGCATTCTTTTCCTCCCAAAAGCTTTTTTGACGGAGTTCAAAAAGGTTGTCCATAGTTCTGGATTCTCTGGCAATCTCCATTGCGCGGCAACTCTTGGCATAATGTTCGCTGCAAACTTTTTTCCCAGGCATAGACGGAGAATCGCAGAACCAGCAAATTCCGTCTTTTGTGTATGTATCACGCGGCAGAATTCCTTTTTTCCTGCGGTTCCGTTCTGCCCTCTGCCTCGCAGATGCAGCGCAATACTGGCAAATGGATTTCCCAGTCATCGCGTCACGCTTTCCGCATGTCACGCAGACACCAAATGCATACTGGACATCTCTCCTCCGTTTCAGCCATTGCTGATGGTGGTATTTTGACTCTGTCTTGTGTTGTTACCCTAACCCAGATTTTTTGTTACCCTAACCCAGATTTTTTGTTACACTAAAGCGCACGATTTGACCGAAATAGCGCAATTTTAGAGGCATTGAAAAAACGGTAAGTACTGTAAGTATTGTAAGTACTGTACCAGCAAGCGTTTCCCCTTTGGCTCTCTTGTCCATCCGGCACACAAGGCATGTTACGAAAACCAGCGATGTCAATCATGATTCATCACCACCTTATCCATTTTTCCTAAAAGCCGCCTAATTGACCACACGTCAGAAAACCACATCGGCGTATACCAGATATCCGCGCCATTGTCCTGCTCGGTGAGTGGATGCAGCAGGGAATCACCAAGCTTGACCTTTGCTGCGTAGCCCTGCAAAGAGAGCTGAACATAGCACATCATGGCTGATACCTGCGACAAGTCCTGTGCATACAGGCAGATATAATGCTGCGCATTCAGACCTGTGTGCGAGATTGCCTTCCGATATTCGTGCGCCGCTGCAATCAGGAGCGCCCCGCCCCCGCAGGCACAATCGCACACAGTGATCGGCTTGACGGTGTCGAGCGTGTATTCCTGCTGCCCAAGCTGCATTTTTGCCATCATCGCGCACACATTGTACGGCGTAAAGAACTGCCCGTGCCAGTGTGAGCCGAGATCAAGCTGCATATACAGATCGCCAAGCAAGTCCTGTTCCGGATTCTGTTCAAGCTGCAAACAGATTTCGCCGAGAATCTGCGGAAACATCTGCATTTCCTCTTTCGTGTACTTGTGTACGATGTCCATGTATGCGGCTTCACGCTTATCACGGAATCGACTGTCCACCGTGTTGGAGATTGACAGTGCAAACATTGTCATGCTGTCCTGCCACAGCTCCCAGAGCTGATGCGCCCCGCAGAGCGAGTTATACTTTCTTGCGATTTCTTTGTACTCAGGTTTTGAAACCGTTCCTCTTGCCATCTGTATTCCTCCAGTTTTCGTTTCATTTTTCCTCCTCACAATCCGGATCGAAGAACTTCTGTAACAGCTTGTGCAGCTCGATCAGGAAGTTTCTTTGGTTCTGGTTCATCTGATTTCCTCCTTGTTCTCACACAATCCGCAAAACACCGGATCCGTGTAGGTCTGAAATTTCGCGCACATCGCAGTTGGTGCTGCCTTGCCGGTCTTGGTGTAGGCGCACTTGCATCCGCAGGCTTTACGGAGCTGATCGGCGGCGACGAGCTTTTCGAGGTAGCGCTTTTCGAGTGCAGTGAGCGTTCCGGCGGTCAGGATGTGATGCCGGAGCAGGTCAGGGTTCGGGTTCATTGTGGTTCTCCTTTCATGTGACATCGTAATGCGGACAGGTTCCGGCGACTGCACACAGCAGGCAGTTTCCGTCGCATTCAAGTCTTGTCATCGTCCGCACCTCTCAACTTCTGCACACCGTACTCCCGTATGACACCCACATCCCGAACTGCCGCGCGGTACATCCGCGTAATCTCCTCCGGATCGTCCGAAACATACATCCGGTTCAGACAGCCGTTCAGCATCTCGCGTGCGTTGTCGGCTTGTTGTCGGGTGACGGTCTGCGGTTTTGCTTCCTCCATCGGAAATCCGCACCACGGGCAGAACGGTGTCCGGAATCCGCAGGCGGGTCTCAGGCATTCGCTGCATCGGTAGAATACCAGATCTCCTGCGGACGGCGGACGGACAGTCGGCGTTTTGGTGAGGTACGGTTTCGGTTCCCAGTGTGCCATCACGTCACCTCCTCGATCCTGATGTAGATCCCCGGACGCTCTGCCCAGAACTTCTCGACGATCTCTGAGCAGACCTGAGCGTCATCCTTCCAGAATCCGCAGCGTGTCATGCAATCTTTGAGCAGCTTCTGGAGGTTGTCGGTGTCGGGTTTGGTGGTACGGTATTCACCGTCCTTATGCCGGCTGCCCTTCGGAAACAGCCATTTGACCGTGAGCCGGATGCCATCTGTGAAAGCGGTTTCCGGTCGGTGCGCGATGAGATTCGCTTCGAGTTTGGCTCGTGCATCTTTCAGCTTTGCCGGTTCATAGACGACCACATGCCCATTCACGACCTGCACTCTGTGCTCTTGTGCAGTCACGGTCGGCGGGACCATGCTCATGAAAAATTCCATCTTCTTCACTCCTTTTTCTGATTGCGTTTGTCAATGTCAGAGTTCAGGGATAGGGTGGCTGGCTATTGAAGCCACCCTTTCCTGAGCTCATTGACAGGGAAAGAAATTCTATATATTTATATAGCCAGTTTTCCCTCATTTTTTCCCTGAGTAGCATTTTGCTACTTAGTCCGTTTGACTTCTCCGTTGACGATCTGTAATCCGTCACATTTGTCAAGCCGGTTACGGACGGTCTTGTCAGTCACCCCCAGAAACTCCGCAATGTCCTGTACCGTGACCTTGCCGTCCACGTTCACCATGTCGAACACATTCAGCAGTTCTGCGCTCTTGTCCGCCTGTTCTGCCTTTGCCTGCTTCTTCTGTGTCTCGTGTCCTCGCTTTGCGCCGCGCTGGTAGGGTTTCAGTTCCGCATCCACCTGAATGTCTTTCAGCACGCCGACCGTGTCCTCCTCATGCACCGGATACCGGAACCACAGGTTCTTCGGCGGGAATTTCGGGAACTCGCGCAGTGTGCCTTCGAGCCGCCACGCAGTCATGGCTTCGGTGTACCGGTCGGACGTTTGCAGGTCTTTCAGGAGCGCATCATAGCTGTCTTTCGGCAGATGGTCACAGCAAATTTTCAGCATGGCGTTCCGGCTGAACAGATCATCCGGTGATACATCCGCCAGAACCGCAGGCGCATACTGCTTCAGACAGGATTCGCACAGCTTGCACGCTGCCTGATTCTTCTGCTGCTTGATGATGTCCTCGGTCAGATCGAGTTCCACCATGTCGAGCAGGGCATCCGGATCACGGGCGAACACACCCGAACCGGACGCTCTATCCATGCTGCGCTTGCCGCCCTGATTGCCCTTTGAATGATGGTGGCAGTAGATCACGGCACAGCCGAGCTGCGTGCAGACCTTGTCGAACTGGTTGCAGAAGTGCGCCATCTGATCGGCGCTGTTCTCGTCGCCGGTGATGACCTTGTAGATGGGGTCGATGATGACGGCGATATAATTGCCTTTCTTCGCTCTCCGGATGAGCTTCGGTGCAAGCTTGTCCATTGGTTCTGTCACGCCTCTCAGGTTCCAGATATCAATGCTTCCCAGATGACATGGCGGCAGGTTCAGCTTGTCGTACACATCCTTGAAGCGATGCAGGCAGGATGCCCGGTCAAGCTCCAGATTGACGTACAGCACACGCCCCTTGGCGCACTGCCAGCCGAGCCACGGACGCCCCTCTGCGATGGCAATGCACATCTCGATGAGCGCATACGACTTGCCCGCCTTGGACGGTCCTGCGATCAGCATCTTGTGACCCTGCCGGAGTACGCCCTCGATCAGCGGCGGTGCAAGGTCGGGCATGTTCTCCCATGTGTCCGCCATGCTCTCAAAGTCCGGCAGATCGTCGGTGATACTGTCGATATAGTCCCGCCATTCCGTGTAGGTTGCAAAGCCGATATTCGTTTCCAGCAGGCATTGCTTCTGCCCCTTGCGCTTGACACCGGGCATCCGGGACAAGCGTGACGGATTGCGGTTCTGGCGATCCACTTTCAGTCCGTTCTTGTCGCATACAGTGTAGAGAAATTCGACCCGTTTCCGGTATTCGTCATAGTCGCCCGCGTCAATGTGAACGATCGCGTGTAGAGACTTGCCTCCAGAGTAAACGAGTGCTGCAATCGGGAGCTGAAGATCGTGCAGGATGCCGTTCTGCTGTTCGATGCTGATAACATCGGACTCGACGAGCGCGTAGCGGTATTCCACCACATTCTCGTTTTTGGCACCCTTGCCGTCCAGCGGGTTGAAGCGGATCCATGCCCCGCACTCCGGATTGGGCGTACCGAAGACGCTTTCAAAATCGCCGTTATATTTTTGCAGTTCGGAGAGGAGCTGCCCTGCGGTTCTGGTATACGAGCCAGCGGACGGGAGGTATTTCCCCTCGGAATTCTGCCAGCATTCGGTGACATAGCCGACGAAATCGTCAGGCTCGAACAGCACTTCGAGATACTTCGTGATCTGCTCTGACGGATTCCAGTGATCCGGCATCCGGACGGGGGTCGCAAGCGTCTGCTCGGCAGATGTGACCACATAGTCCTCTCCGATATAGCTGTCCCAGTCAAGTGCGGCATCATACGGAGCGGACGATCGTCTCTGTGGCTGATAGCCGTTTTCCAGTGCCAGATGGACGATCGTGCCGGCTGTGACCGGATGATCGGAGCCGGAAAAGCCCCGCCATTTCTGCTCGCATTCGCCCTTGTGATAGCGTGCAGCGTCAAGCGCCGACCAGGTGTCCCAGACGCTCACGTCATAGCCGGAATCCTTCAAAGCCATGCCGATGCCGAGCCATGTCTGATAATCGAGCGCTGCCGGAGATATATACTTCAGCAGTTCGTCGAGGTTGTCGTTACGGTAACGAGAATCCAAATCCTGCTCCCTCCTTCACAGGCGGCACATACGTCGCCGGATCGACACCCGACGGCACACGTTTCCAGCCCTGTGATGCGATGCGTGTCACCATGTTGGAAGCCTGCTGCATCGTCCATGTGCCGACGTGCCGGAAGCCGTAGCGCTCCAGCAGGCGGATCTGCTTGGGCGTGGACAGTCCTGCATTACGGCGTTTTTGCAGACGGTCGATTAGCTTTGCTGCCTTGCCCGCGCTTGTGATCTCGTCCGGGAAGATTCCCGCTTTTTCGAGTGCTTGCCGCTGCTTGTCGGACGGTGGTGCTGCCTCCCAGCCAAATGCCGGAACGTAACCAGACAAGTCCTCGGCGGCGATGCTCATTTCATATTGCAGCGGATCGACGAGCTTGCGCTTACGCTTTCGCATCTCGGCAAGTGTTGCTGCAAGAGATGCCTCACGTTCGCGCACGGTGTCGCTCTCGGCTTCTTCCTGTACGGCTTCCAGATCCATCTGCACACCAGCAGCGTCGGCAAGCTTTTCGGTCATTTTGTCGGCGACTTCCTGATTTTCTGCGATCAGGCAAGCCGGACGGCACAGTTCATGCCGTTCCGTGTGCCACAGGAAGTCCAGCAGGAGCAGATGATCTTTCCCCTCGCAAAGCCTTGTCCCGCGCCCGACCATCTGCGAGTAGAGCGCCCTGACCTTGGTCGGTCGGAGTACGATCACACAGTCCACGGACGGGCAGTCCCAGCCCTCGGTCAGCAGCATCGAGTTGCACAAGACATTGTACTTGTCTGCATCGAAGTCTGCGAGAATCTCCGCACGGTCAGGGCTTTCGCCGTTGACTTCAGCTGCCCTGAATCCGTGCCGGTTCAGGATATCCCGGAACTTCTGTGAGGTTTTCACAAGCGGAAGAAATACAACAGTTTTCCTGTCCTTGCAGTAGTTTTGCATTTCATTTGCGATTTGTTCCAGATACGGGTCGAGTGCATTGTCGATGTCGGCGGCTTTGAAGTCACCAGCCTGCACGGATACGCCGGAAAAGTCGATCTTCAAGGGGATGGTGACGGCTTTGATTTTGGAGAGATACCCCTCCTGAATGGCTTTCGGGAGCGTGTATTCATAGGCGAGCGTGTCAAAGACCTGTCCCAAATTCTTCATATCGCCCCGGTCGGGGGTCGCCGTCACGCCGAGGACTTTCGCACCGGAGAAGTGCGTGAGGATGCGCTGATAGCTGTCGGAAACGGCATGATGCGCTTCGTCAATGACGATGTGCGTGAAGAAATCCGCCGGGAACTGTGCGAGCCGCTTGTCACGCATGAGCGTCTGCACCGAACCGACGGTGACGCGATACCACTGCCCGATGCAGGACTGCTCGGCTTTCTCGACCGAGCATCCCAGACCGCAGGCTTTGAGGATCTTGTCCGCCGCCTGGTCAAGCAGCTCCCCCCGGTGCGCAAGGACAAGCACGCGCCCGCCGGCACGGACGCGGTTCTCGGTGATCTTCGCAAAGACGATCGTCTTGCCGCATCCGGTCGGCAGGACGAGGAGCGTGCGCTGCACACGCTCCCATTCGTCCAGTACCGCCGTCATCGCTTCCTGCTGATACGGTCGGAGTTCCATTATCTACCGCCTCCGTTCCAGCCACCCTGCGGCGGTGCATAAGCAGGCTGCTGATATCCCTGTGCAGGCTGTCCGTATCCCTGCGGGGGTGCCTGATACGTTGGCTGGCTGTAGGTCGGCTGTGCCTGTGCCGGCGGCGGAAGGTTCGGCTGATCGTAGGACGGGTAGAGCTTGTCGATGCGGTTGTTCTCATGCTCGCTGCCGTTCTTGGTGTATTTGTTCACGATGATCTTGCAGATGCCGGTCTTGCCGATGATGGCGGGACTCCAGTTCATGCGCAGCTTCTCGCCCTTCTGCTTCATGCCGATGGATGCAAAGAACTGCGACAGCTTCCACTCCATCTTCTGGTGCAGCAGGAAATTCTCCGTCAGCGTGACGGTTCTGCCGTCCGGCGCTGTTACCTCGAAGTCCACGATCGCCTTCGGGCAGGCGGAGATCTTTTCACCGCCGTCATAGCGTCCCTTTTCCACTTTCTTGATCTTGAACCAGTAGTCACCCTCCGGCAGGAGCGTAAAAGCGTCCTCCTTTTCGATCTCGTCCTCCCACCCGAAAGCGCCGTCGCTTTCAGGCTGGTTGTAGCCCTGATTCTGCTGATAGTTGTTCTGATAACCCTGATTGTTGTAATCCATGTTTTTGTTCTCCTTTCAGTTAAAACGGAACATAATCCTTGCAGTTTGCTTTGATTGCTTCAAGGACAGCACCCCAGTTTGCGGTCAGATAGTCGTGATAATCTGCCGGGTAGGTGTTCATCGGCTGACCCTGTGCGAAATACTTCCAGACGCTGGAGCTGATATGCTCGATGTGATGCGGCTGCACATTGTGCTCCTGCATCAGGTCGGCGAGCTTCTGCGGGATGCCCTGTAACGGGTTGGGTGCGGCATCCTCGGCGGCAAGCTCCTCCTGCGACTTGAAATCGCTCAGGTCATCAACTGGATTTGTCGGAATGCCCTGTGCCTGAGCCTGTGCAATCATCTGCTGTACGGGCGGCTTTTGCGGTTCAGGCTGCTGCACCGTGAAAATATGCGCGATTACGCCGAAGTCGATCGGCAGAATTTCCGGCAATCCGAACCGGTTCTTGGCATCCCACCACGCGGATTTGGTCGTGTACATAACACGCTCAGTCGATGTCGCCTTGTGCTTCTTGCCCTTGTCATCGGTGGCGATGACATTTGTCCGGAAGGCAAGGAACAGCGTCATGTCCGACCACTCTTTCAGCAGCGGTGCGATCTTATTCGTGGTCTTACTGCCGAGCTTCAGCTCCCAGTGGTCGTACTCCTCCATGACCTCCGGCGCAGTCGTCTTGCGTGCGATGGCATGGCAGAGGAACACGATGTTGACACCCTCGGCGATCAGGCGCTCTGTCATGTCCAGAAACCGCCCGATCATTTCTTTTTCGTACTCCCAGCCCTTGCCGTAGTTCAGCCCCTCGATGCCGTTGACCTTGTGCGTGGCACAGATATCATCGAGGGCAAGGCGCTCCGCCCAGTCGAACGTGTCGAAGATGAGCGTCCGGTAGCCTCTTTCGGCGTGCTTCTGCCGGACGAACTCCACCTCGTCACACAGCATCTGCCAGCTCGTGGGCTTTTGCAGGCGGCGGACGTTCATGCGTGTGGTCGAGCCCTCGCAGTCAATGAACACCGCACCGGGGAAGCAGCTTGCAAGCGTAGACTTGCCGACACCCTCCTGCCCGTAGATCACGACCTTGATGCCGGCATCCGTCCGGATTCCGTTGATTTCTTCAAAGTTCGGCATAACGTACCTCCTTATTTGTTATTCCAGCCGGGAACGTATTTGGGAATCGCCTGCGCAGGCGGCTGCTCCTGCTTTGTCCCTGCGATATACCCATCCTCGATGATGACGCTGCACTCATCGCCTGTGCTGACACGAGTTGCGATTGCCTGCAAGCCCTCCAGTTCGAGCCACTGTCCAAATTCTCGCAGCGTTTTCATGTCCATCTGTTCGAGTTTGTCGAGCAGGACGAAGCCGCATTCCGGGTTCAGGCGGCGGACGATTGCCGTTCCGACACGAAGCTGTTCCGCGCCACTCATGCAGTCCCACGCCTTGCCGTTGTAGAGCAGCTTTCCGGCTTCGACCGAAAGCCCTGCCAGCGGCAGATCGGCAGTATTCAGCAGGTCACGTCTGGCGATGCGGATGCCTTCGATCTGTGCCGTGAGGTCTTGGTACTGGTCGGAGAGGTCGGCAGCTTCCTGCTCTGCCTGTGCCTTGTTGAGGTTGTCGCGGATCTTCGCATTCACAAGTTCGATCTCGGAAATGCTGCGTTCAATCTCTGCGGTCGATTCGTCCTCCAGACCACCCTGTGCTTCTGTTTCTGCAATGTCGAGGAACTGCTGCGCATCGTAAAGTTCGTTCGTCAGTCGCTCCACCTCGGCTTTCCACTTGGAAAGATCGGCACGGATGCGCTGCTTCTCGGCATTTCTGCGCAGGATATCCTGCTGCTGCTGAATCAGTTCCGATGCCGTGACGGGGACTTCCGGAACGTCCTGCCACGAAGGAAGTTCGGCAGCAAATTTCTTCTTCTGGTCGGCGATCTGACCGATGACGCGGCGCTGGTTGTAGAGCCGCTGTTCCTCGGCTTCAAACTGTGCGAGTTTGTCGCCCACGCCGATGATGCGCAGCAGCGTGTCGGCTTTTTCCTTGTCCGATGCGTGCAGGAATTTCGGCAGATCGAGTGCCAGTTCGGAAATGAAGCTGTCGAGCAGCGCCTGACCGGATTTGTTGCCGTTCGGGTCGATGACCTTGAGGGAAGCGTTCTTGCCGGCACGCTCGACAACCAGACCGTTCGAGAGCGTCAGGTGGATGTGGGGGTCGGTATAAGCGCCGTCGCGGGCGGCATTGGTTGGCTTGAACTTATTGCCGCCGACCGCCCAGCAGATCGCGTCGAGGACGGAGGTCTTGCCCTGACCGTTGTCCCCTCCGAGGATGGTCAGACCGTTCTCACGCGGCGTGAGGGAGACGGCTTTGATGCGCTTGACGTTCTCGACTTCGAGGGTGTTGATTTTTACTGGCATGTGGGTTCCTCCTTTGCAAGCATATCGTTGATTTCGCTGTTATACTCACGCAGCTTTTCCTTGGCACGGTTCGCAAAATAGCGGAAATCGCTGCAATGGTCATTATCTTCCAGAAAGTCTATGAGATCTTCCATCGCATGTTCGACGGCATTGCTGATGGCGGCATACTCGCCGCGTCTGCGTTCGCCGCCGTCACCGGGGAGGGCAGTCTGCACCATCGGGCGCTCATTCAGCTTTGCAGTCGCGTCGGCAAGATCAGACTGTGCCTTTTCAAGCTGCTGCTCCAGCTCCTCCACGCGGGTGGTGTCCTCGACGGCGACTTCCTGCGGTTCTGCCTTGGCTTCTTCCAGTTCCTTCTTGAGTGCGGCGATCTTTTCGAGCAGCGTGTCAGAACGGCGTTTCCAGCCTGCCTTGACTTCGGTCAGCTCGTTGTTCTTGGAATCCATTGCCTGACGGAACTGCTTGTCTTTGGTCTCGATCGTTGCCTTGGCTTCATCACGTTCCTGCGTGAGGGCAGCAATCTGCGCTTTCAGTTCTTTGACCGTGACGGATTCCACATCGACGGTTTCGGTGACGGCTTCGCGGGTCGGCTCGTCAAGCTTGGCGAGGAGGGCGAGTTTTTCGATTCCAATCTGTGCAGTTGACTGCACAAAATCGGTCGGCAGCCCTGTCGCAATCTGAATATAGTTATAAGCCTGTCTGCGCTTGATTCCGACCTCATTCTCGGTGTAATCCTCAAAATTCTGATAGCCGAGTTCCTTGTACAGCTTCCCGTCCCGCATCTCCTTCAAGCCTTTGCAGACCTCGTAAAGCGACTGCTGTGCCGCCTGTGCGTTGGCGATGATGCTGCGCGTCAGGGTGACGGCGCGGGTGTAGTTCTCGGAGACGATGACGGTGGTTTTTGGTTCTGTCATGGGTGTAACCTCACTTTCTGGTGTACTTTCTGTTGCATGACCCTTCTGTAAATAGTCAGAAAAACGGCTTTTCTTGCACGTTTCGGTACAACTTTCCGAAAATTTTTCTGCAAGCGCCTTGCCGATCTCCTCACAATGGTGCTTGCCGACGAGGAGCCGGAGCGTTTCCGGCTCGGTCTGATAGCGTTCGCGGAGTTCCTCGACCGTCCTGATCTTCACCCTGCACACGGCATTGAAGGCACGAACGGAGAGTCCAAGTTCATGCAGTTCCATCACACACCCTCCTTCCAATGTCCTCCGGCAGAGCGCTCCCATTCGATGTGACCGTCGGGATACTGCCACACGCCGTGGATTTCCTGCACCCAGCCGGACGGCGATTCGGTGAGATAGCCGCCGGCGATTTTCTCAGCCACAAACACGCTGCTGCTCGCCGTGCGGTATGTATTCCCAACAAGCAGAATCACACGGCGGGGTTTTCCGCGATGCATTTTCAGTTGCGTTTCCACTTGACTTTTTCCTCGCTTTCCTGTAAAATAAGGTTGTATATTTTTTCTTTGCGCCTGTACCCGGTGACGCGGGGCAGGCGGTTTTTTTATGCGATCACGTCCGGAATGTCCGTAAATTCGTCGCCGTTCACGCCGACAATGATTGCTGTTCCGACAATCGGCTGACCTGCAAATCCAGATGCAGCCGTATTGTACGGCAGCCCCAGCAGCAGTCCTTCCTCGTTGACGATCATCACAGCATTACCCACTCTGAGCCGAACGGTTTCGATATACCCGCCGACAGCCGTTTGCAGTGCTTCGAGCGTATTCTCGATCTCGATGACTTCGTGCGTTTTTCCTTCGAGTTTCAGTGCTTTCATCTATGCTTCACCTCTTTTCCGCTTCTCGTCATAAGTGCAGATCAGGACATTATCGCCGTTGATGCACTTCACAAAGTCGCCGCCCGGCGGGACGGATTCGCAGAACTGCTCGTCTGTTTCTCCGCGTGCGTCAATCATCAGCAGCCAGATGTTCCAGTCATGCGCCATACAGCATTCGCGGATTTCGTCGAGGGTCAGCTTACCGCGCTTTTTCTCGATACACAGGACGTTGGTTGTTTCACCCGCGCCCATGTGTTCCCATTCGCACCAGTGTTCGATGCCTTTCTTCATGTGGTTTCCTCCATCAGCTGCCGCAGCGTTGCGGTGAAATCCCGCAGTTCTTGCTTTGCCTTGTCCAACTCCGCCTGCTTATGCTCGACGGCAAGCTCCAGCGCCTGCTTCTGCTTGTGCAGCGGCGTGATGTGCTGCATCCAGTCGGACGGCGGCTCCGGTTTTACCCTGCGGTCGGGCTTGATACCGGCACCGGCTTCCAGTTCTTCCTTGATGATTCTTCGCACGGATTCCGTAGAAACACCAAAATGCTTTGCAACCTTTGCATAGGTCATGTTGTCATCGGAGAGATACAGCTCCGTGATCTGTGCGCGGGTCTCAGCGTCAATCCGTTTTCTAATCGGTCACACCTCCAAATCTACATACACGCGGAACAGGTCGGCGCGGGCATCGTTCTGGCGGGTGCTGATGTACCACGCAGCATTCTCGCGGCGTTTGTCTTGCCGGAGCATTTCGCGCAGTTCAGCATCCTGCTGTTCGCGTTCCTCCTGTATGGCACGGCGGCAGAGCCAGAGGATGCCGACAAAGCCGAATGCGGCGAACAGGATGGTCAGGATGGGGGCGATCATGTCCGCACCTCCAGTTCATCGAGCAGCAGGCAGTATGCGGCTGCCGACATGCCGAGTTCGTTTGGCATGACCTCATCCTGATACAGCGTACACAGCGCACGCATCATCGGGGCGTATAGTTTTTCAGGCGTGAGTGTGTTGGCAACGGCAAGATGATCCTGCAACATGCGGTCATGCTTGCGGGCATTTTCGAGGTTCTCTGCAAGCTGTGCATTCTCTTTCTGCGCCGCCGTGAGCGACTGCTTCAGGCTGCAAATGATTTCGTTCTGGCGCGTGAGACTGTCCATCAGCTTGCATTCGCGCACGGTCAGGGGCGGGGTTTCGGGGGTGAGGGGTTCGTTAATCATTGGTGGCTCCTTTCTGGATGTGGCGCATGATGTTCTGCGCAATGGAAATTCCGAGCTGTGCGCGGCTCTGATCGCTCGGTTCAGCATCGAGCGCCTTGAAAATCGCGATCGTCGCAAGCCCGATTGTGCCGATTTCCGAGCCGGCAAGACAGGTGATCGTTCCATCCGTGCCGTGCGTCATGATGACAGCTTCTTCGATGTCGTCGAGGTGGTCGAGAACGGCGTGTGCAGCGTCGGCGACATTCGCACGGATGACGGTTTTGCGTTCTTCTTGGGTCATGGGGTAACTCCTTTCAAATTCGTTCCTTCCGTTCGCATACGATCCGGCATCCTATCCCGCGCAGCCGTCGCTTTTCCTGACTGTACAACTGAGTGTCGTTGGTTGCGTACCATAACAGTCCGTTCCCACTGGAGTAGTAGCCGATTACATAGAGCCATGCGATCTTCATGGGATGTCCTCCTTGTGATCCGGGCGCTCAGTAATCTCCGGATGTGCCTTAATGTAGCCCTCGATCAGGCGTGCAAGCTGTGAGGCTTTCAGCGCTCCGAGGTTTCCCGGCTGCTCGATGATCTTGGCGGGCGTAGTGGTTGTGTGGGTCATGGTTTCTCCTTTCGTATTACATTCTTGTGCGGTAATTTGATACGACCTCGATGCCCTCGCGTCGCAGGCGGGAAAGTTCCTGCTCGTAGAGCGCCGCGTCGTTGGTGGCGTAAGTCATCAGCCCCGCGTGGGTGCGGTAGCGAATGAGGTAGAGGTAGTGGGGCTTCATACGGCGCTCCAGTCAGCTTCAACGCAAATGGTTACTTCATGCATATGGGTTCCTCCTTTTTTGTTTCTGATATCCTTGACTTTTTGCTTCTTCTGTGGTAAAATAGTTGTATCACCTAACGAAAGAAGGTGATATGATGGAACAGCGTCAGACTGGCAAAAAGGCAGCGAGCGCGGCTGGTAAAGTCCTGCAAGACAAAAAATCCACGCAAGCTCAGAAGTCTGCGGCTGCAAGCGCATTAGCGCAAGCCAAAAAGAAGAAGTGATTCTTCGGCGGCTGGAATGGATTGCCCGTTTCAGCCGTTTCTTTTTTGGAAAAGGCTTCGGATATCCGGTTCATTGAGCAGATCGGCGATCATGAACGCTTCGGAAAGCTTGAAATCAGACTTCCCTGTGAGCTTTTTGCTCATACCGTACTTGGTAATACCGAGCAGATCCGCGATGTCTTTTTTCATGACGTGCCGTTCAGCGAGCTTTCGCTCAAGATTGGGGTAGGTCATCTGGTCTTTTTCCATGTGTCCTCCTCGTGCATTTACATTGTCTCCTTTCAACTCTTATCCCCGGACAGGGTCACGAGCGTAGTCATCATGTTGCCGATCATCCGGATCATCATCAGGAACACGGCTTTCTTTTCGGGCGGAAGCTGTTCGTACAGTTCGCTGACTTTCTGCTGTTCTGTCATGATGTTCACCTCCTTTGCTCTTGCTGTAATTATATTATAGCACTGCAATTGCTATATGTCAATAGATAATCAGCAATTTTGTTGCTATAAACATGCACAAAAATTGCCACAAAATATTGTAAATGTTGCATAGACATTGCTATTTTACGTTATTTTTATTATCTCTATCAAAAATAAGCACTTGACAAATAGCAATAATTATGCTACTCTTATAGAAAGGAGGTGATAAAGATGAAAACTAATGAAATATTAAAATCATTGAGACAAAAAGAAGGTATTACCCAAGCAGAAGCAGCTGAACGATTAGGAGTAAGCCTAAGTTCGTATCAGAAATATGAGCGTGATAAAGGCAGTATAATGCCCTCACTTGATGTTCTCATGAAAATTGCAGACCTTTACAAGGTTACCATAGACTATCTTGTCGGCAGAGAACCCGCCCCGAATCCGTTCGCCGATCTGGGTCTGGACGAAGCCGGTGAGCAGGAGATGCTCAAGCAGTACATGAGTTTCGAGCCAGAAGTCCGTGCCATGCTCATGGATGTGCTGATTAAGCTCGCCGATTCTGCAAAGCCGGATGAGCCGGCAGAGATCATCGAGGAAACCACCGTCGGCGCAGAGCTTGACCGCAGAGCCGCCCTGACTGATGATGAAGCCAAAGAAAACGCCGGATGATAACAATCACACGGCGGCACAGAAAATAATGGAGTACCTCGGTTGCTGCCTGCTCTGCCCCTATGCAGGACGGTGTAAGGATTATGGGGTGACGTAGCGAAGTTCAAACGAAAAAGCCCGACAGAGATTTGCACTCTGTCGGGCTTTTTGTGCTTTTCTGCTGACGGTCAGGCGGCAAGTGCAAGCCAACCTTGGGTGAATATGGGGAGAGGGGGGAGGAAGGACTCCCTCTTAACCCTCCCCATAATCTGTTCCAGCGGCGGAGTGTTGTTCTCATCGGTGAGATTGATGCAGATGATAACTTCCTGATCGTTCACAATGACGCGGTTCACGACGTTGCGGACGAGCGCCTTGAAATCCTCGGTATTGGCTTTCTCGATCATGAGTTCCAACGCCAGACGGAAATGCTCATACGTCAGTTCCGGAACCTCGGCGGGAGAGTTTTCGATGGACGATTTCAGCTGCTCACGGCGTGCTTTCAGCGTGTCAATGGTAGCATTCAGATCATCGAGCTGCACACCGTTCAGGATCGCCTGCACCGCATTCTCGATCTTCTTCTCCACGTCTGCAAGTTCTGCCGCCAGCAGTTCGCACTCCGATGCCGGACGCTGCTCCTGCTCATAGGCAGCATAGGCAGCCGCCGCCAGCTCGTCCAGCTTGTCCTCGGTCAGATACTCGCTCAAAGCCGAACGCACACGCTCGTGCAGCAGTTCCGCCCGAATCCGGTTGCTGCAATGATGCTTGTAACACTGATAATAATGATACTTGCCCTTCTGCATACTCGACCCGGTCACGGCACCGCCGCACTTCCCGCAGACCAGCCGACCGGTCAGCATGTAATCATAGCCGGTCGCATTTTCACGCGAACGATGTACGGATGCCGCCTTGACGCGCTGCACGGTGTCGAACAGCTCACGGTCAATCAGCGCAGGGCATTCGTTCGTGCCGTAATCGCTCACAGCGTATTCACCGATGTAAACGCGATTCTCAAACATGTAACTCAGATTGCCCTTGTTCCACTCGTTGCCCTTCGGATTCGGGATGCCGCGCCGGTTCAGGTCGGTGAGGATCTGATTCTGCTTTTCACCCGCAGCGTATCTCTGAAAAATTTCTTTTGCAATCGGACCCGTCAGCGGGTCAATGGCAAGCCTGTGATCCACGACAGCATAACCGAACGGCGGACGGTGCCCGATGAACTTTCCCTTGCGGAAGCTCTCCTGCTTGCCGCGCTTCATCTTGCGTCCCAGCTCGGCGCTGTAATACTCGTCCATGCCCTCAAGCAGCGCTTCCATGATGATGCCCTCCGGTGTGTCGGTCAGATGCTCGGTCGCGGAGATCACGCGCATGCCGTTCTCACGCAGCTTGTGCTTTGCAATGGCGCTGTCGTAGCGGCTGCGGGCGAACCGGTCAAGCTTGTACACCAGCACGCCCTCAAAGGCGCGGGACTTGCTGTCCGAAAGCATCCGCTGGAACTCCGGGCGGTCGTCACTCGTGCCGGACTTGGCGCGGTCGATATAGTGCCGGATGATCTCCAGATCGTTCTCGGCGGCGTACTGCTCGCAGACGTGAAGCTGCCCCTCGATGCTCTGCTCGGTCTGCATGACGGAGCTGTAGCGCCCGTAGAATACGACTTTCTTCATAATAAAAAATCCTCCTTGCGTTTCTAAAAGCACTTTTCAAGTCCCATTCACTAAGTTCTCCGGTCGGCATTCTAACGCCGCTGACAGCTTCAGAATCGTGTCAAACGTGCATTTACCGATAGGCTGCGTTTCGTTCTCCACGCGGCTGATAATGTTAGCGTGAACACCGGAGCGCTCTGCAAGCTGCTTCTGCGTCAATCCTGCGGCGCGTCTGCGGCGCTCCAGAAGTGTGTTATACTTGCCGTCCTTGTTGATCTCGACCAGACGCATATGCTCTTCGGCGGCTGCTACAAGGCACTCAGGGCTTGCAGTATTGCGGTACATCTTGTCGATGTCGATCGACGTCCACGGATACATGCCTTTTGTGCCGATGACGATCTGCAACGCGAATTGCCCGAATACGTCGTACACATACAGCGTATACTTGTCTGTTTCGATGATGGCGATCGGGTCATTGTCGCCAACAAGTCCAAGAGCAACAGCCCCGTCAAGTCGTGCAAAGTAGTCGTGCGGGGCGTGGCTGGTCTGCCCGAACCCAAAGCAGCTACCGGTTACTTTTTTGATTTCCATGATTACACCTCCTCTTTTTTTAGATAGCTTTCAATCGCTTTTGCTGTTTCCTCTTCATCTCCGTAGCCTGTTCCTACATTTACGCAATATTCGGGGAGATTTACCCATGAATTTTCGTTTACAAATTCTTCCTTGTGAAATTCGCCATCTACTGTGTCGAACCATAACTGCACATGGTTTCCGGTACTGCGTGCATAGGCTCTGGCGTTTTTGATTGCAGCCTTGATTTCTGCTGCTGTCGGCGCATAATAGCCGTTGATTTTTTTCATTGTTAGTCCTCCTCCATGTTTTTTCGTTTTTTATAGGTATAGCTGTTAAACCATATGCTGTCGAATTCTCCGTTTGTTCCCTGCGTTTTGTCGTAAAATTTGTCACTGTCATAATCGAAGTTGTGTTCTATGATTTTGTAATACCCGTTGCTGTCCTGCGATTCAACCGTATAGTTATCACGTTCCGTACATGTTGCTATTTGCTGGATTGCTTCGTGCATAGTTTTGCATCTAATGTATTCCGACATCGTGCGCCCTTCGGGGGCTGGGTCGTTACGCTGAATATAAACCGCGTAGCGATAAAACTCCGGTTCTGGTTCCGGCTGGTTCATCCATTCTGGCGGTGGCGTGTTTGGGTCCATTCCGGCGGCGGCGAGCATTTCCGCCCAGTTGACTTCATTCATGATTCTTCCTCCATATCTTTGATATAGCTTTCGATTGTCTGAAAGCTATTCATTGTTCCCATGATCTCGTCAAACGGCTTCCACTCTTCCGCCTCGTAGCCGTCAGGCGTTGCCGCCTTGATCTCGTCGTCAGATACGTCCCAGTCAACGACGGCGGTGTCATCATCTCCACGACTCATGTCGCGGAGAACGATATAGTTCATGGCGTTTGTCTGTGCGATGTACAAATGTTTCATGGTGATTCCTCCTTAAACTACTTCGGCGATGGGTTTACCGCAGTACCACATATCAATCTTCATTCCGTAATAGTTTCCGTTTCCCGTTACTTCGACATCAATATTGCCGATCATCATTGTTACGAATCCGATCTTCTCGGTGACTGTGGCATTGCCTTTTGCAGTCTGGCTGTCAAACAGCTTAACTGCATTCGGCAGAGTATCAGAAACAAACCGTCTGAGAAATGCGATCTCTGCGGATCTGAGTTTTCTGGTCTTAGGCGTTTTAGCTTCTGTCCATGCCATGCGCAGAGACTCTGCGAAATATTCGCGTGCCTTACCGCCGAACTGTGCAACTGCTGCCTTTGCGATTTCCCATGCTCTCTTCATGATCTTCTTTTTCATACTGATCGCTCCTCTCATCGCTTGTGCCTTTCGGCTATTTCGTTTGTTTCTGTATTTATTATACACCATAAATAAGATTTTGTCAATAGAAATTTTAGAAAAATAACCGTAAATCATATTATTTGTATACATGCACAAATACAAGCACCGTATATAGTGCAATTTCGCTAACTTCTCCTTTATGGTTAGGGCTAAGTAAAATACCTGAATACCACAAAAAAACGCCCGGGTGATTCCCGGGCGAATTTTTTACTTTTTCAACTGTTACCTATCCATATCGCAGAGCATCAAATCTCCGTCACTGCGTAAAGTTTCCCATCGAGTTCGAGTGTTCCGGCGCGGCTTCCCGTCTGCCCCGGCATCGGCGGATTCGGAAGTGCTTCCTCAGCAGGCGCAATGGCTTTCTTATCGTTCGTCATACTCTTTTCACATATTTGTCGGAGATGTTAATCCATCCCGCACCGGATTTCAGCTTTCCCCACAGACCACCATCATTTGAGTATGCTGTTTCCACGATTGTAAAGATGTACCCTTTATAGATGCGCGTAGCAATAGGGAAATTAACGCCAGCGCCCTTGCGGACGTTCAACTCGCTACACGATACCTTCACAAGGAACGCCGTTTCTGGTTCAATCTGAGCGCTTACAGACGTATCCTTGATTTCAGGCTTTGTGATAAAGTAGTGTTCTGCAATTGTGGCAGCTTCTTCTTTGGCAAGTTGGCTGAGATTGTTATCGTCAAGAAGCCATCTCACGCAACGGCTATCGGTATGGAATCCATGTTCGAGCAGAATAGCCGGGACACCAACAGAAGTTGCACCTCTGAGAACGCCATACCAATCAGCATTGCCAGAACCTACTTTGTTGATTCGTCTGCCGTTCTGCTTGGTTCCCATTACAAGGGCGACCGTGGCGGCAAGCTTATCACCAAGAACGTCAGCTTTGTGCGTAACAGTGCAGCAAGCAAGCGGATAGTCCGTCCCCTCGACCATCTGACCGTTTCCAAGCGCATTGGAATGAATACTCAGGAACAAATCGCATCCTGCGGCTTTCTTCCCTCGTGCTGTCAGAGAGAGGTCTTTCGCCTGTTCTGTTCGTGTCGTGATTACAGTGATGCCATACTTTTCCAGTTCCGCTTTCAGCAAGAGATGGAGCTTCCATGTGAACTTCGATTCCCAATATTCAGGGATTGCAGGGCAACGGTTATAGTTCCCATAATGCCCTGCGTCAAGGCAAATTTTCATGTGATTTCCTCCTTTTTATCCGATATATCCCGGAGCGCATCTTGTAGTTGGGATAACTGCCGGAAGCTTGTTAAGAACATACTGAACGTTATAGGAGCTATAGTATATGTCAGTACCATCTGTCCAGATATGCTCACCGTAAAATGACGTAAGTCCGGTCCAGGTCTTTACTGACCAAGTGGACGTTGCCTTGTCAAGAACATACTGATCGGAACTGTTACTGTAGTAAATATCAGTTCCATCTGTCCAGATACGACTACCGAGAGGAGCTGCATTATACCATGTCTTTACTAACCAGGTGGATGTTGCTTTGTCAAGAACATACTGAACGTTACTCCCGGTAGGGCTATAGCTATAGCTATAGTAAATATCAGTTCCATCTGTCCAGATATTCTCCACATCAGTTGGCGTAAATCCGGTCCAGGTCTTTACTGACCAAGTGGACGTTGCCTTGTCAAGAACATACTGATCGGAACTGTTACTGTAGTAAATATCAGTTCCATCTGTCCAGATATAAGTACCGAGAAACGACGTAAGTCCCGTCCAAGTCTTTCGTGACCAGGTGGAGGTTGCCTTGTCAAGAACATACTGCTCCCTATTCTGGCTACAGTAAATATTAGTACCGTCTGTCCAGACATTATTGGCAGTAAATAACTCAAGTCCCGTCCAAGTCTTTCGTGACCAGGTGGAGGTTGCCTTGTCAAGAACATTCTGAGGCAGATCAATACCGTTATAGTATATGTCAGTTCCATCTGTCCAGATACGATTACCGTAAAATAACGTGCGACCCGTCCAGGTCTTTGGTGACCAATTATTGCTAAACTTCGGAAAATTCAGTATGCTTTTTGGTACCGGCAATTGAATGTTTTTTTCCCCACTCGGAATTGTCGCAATATCAGCAGGGAATGCTTCAAAACCATCTCCAGTATTGACAGTTCCGCCTTTTGCTGTGATTGCGCTTGCAATGTCCGCTTTTGCGTCAACCAGTCGTTGCAGATTTTTTGCAATTGTATGTGTGGGCATTTTACAGCACCTCCTCTAACACGGAGTTGATATTACCGATAACTCCGGCAATGGCAACACCGCTTTGTGCATTCGTGGAAGTGGCGTCATAGGTTTGGTCTACCGTCACGCTGGGAATCGTCCCCAATGCCTGCGCCACTGCCGTTCCCGACTGGGCATTTGCCGACTGTGCGTTATACGTCTGATCCACCGTCACCTGCGGGATATTCGGCAGCTGCGCCGCAGGTACTTTGCCGTCAATGAGGTCGGCTTTCCCGTCAAGCAATGCGTCT